GCCATTAGTAAAGTCAAAAGACCCAAAAGATGAGCCGCCAGAACTTCCTGAGCCAATAGAGTTGTTTACATATGAGTAACCTACTTGGCCTCCGCTATAATTTGATGTTGCGTTGGTGCTTCCTGATCGTAATCCTATATTCATGAAACTTAGATTTGATCCAACAATTTCAGATCCGATGATTAAATAATTGTCATAAGTTGAACTGAAAATGTTGGACAGATTGAATGATCCTGAGCTACTTAGCGTCGTAGTGCCAATGAGGGTTAATGCTCCGCTTGAAGCATTTGCCCATTTAAGACCAGTAGCGGTAGAAGAATCAGCAGTAAGAACTTGGTTGTTGCTACCAACTGCTAAACGAGCATTGGTAGTTGAAAACGTAAAAAGGTCGCCTTTGGTCGTTAGAGGGGACGTGCCGCTATCGACCGCCACCCATGCTGAGCCTGAGTAATACTCAAGTGCATCAGCGTCTTTTCTAAAAGAGATCATGCCTTCTTGTGGGCTGGTGATGGCAGTAGTACGAGCTGCGGCGCTGGCAAAAACCATGACCACCTGTGAGGCTAAATAGCCATTAGCGTCCGCTGCGGTTAAGACGTCTCCCGTTGCGAACTCTTTGTATCCTAAACCTGCTGCCATTGATTGTCTCCTAGTATCCTAATATAGACGTGCCTATTATACCCGAAGTCGAAGATCCCACTATGAAAGCCTCGACTATTGGCTCTAATGTTGTAACTGTACATTTCATGCTATTTGGGGTGATATCCCATGCGAGCCCTTGGACTTGCAAAGTCTTGACAATTGTTGAGCCATCTGGCTGAATGTTAGTGATTTTGACGTTATCAAAGTAATCAAGGCCGATCATCGTATCAGTAGGTACTGCCGTATCGAGTAGATCGACAGTCATGGCATCGATGCGAATAGTTGTCTCAGCTCTTGTCGCTACATAAATCTGGGCAATATCTAAGACTTGAGCATCTGTCTGAGGGATCATGTCTGTAACTGTTGTGCCATGAGGAAAATACTTAGCCGATGAATCAACATTGACGGCAGTCTGTGTTGTGCCACCGATACGAGTCATGTTCGCCTGGTTAATGATGAGCTTGTCATCGAAGGCATATTTAAGGTCTGAGTATGGAATGCCACCAGTCTGATTAAACTCAATAGGTGCAGGCACTAGAGAATTGACGACATCTGCGCGATCCTTAAACTCTGCCTGACCATCTGGACGCATGAAGAATGCACCCTGTTCGGCGAACTCAGCCGCCTTGATTGCAGCTAGTGATGATCGAGCCGTGCCGGGATCGGCTTGAACTGTGGTTGATCCTGTGTCCACGATTCTCATACTCGTAGGGAACGCAACCTGATCTAGAATCTTTGTAACGCGTGTACCTGTTGTCTGGCCTGCAGTTGCACCAGAGACAGTTGAGACGTTAGCCATCTGGAATAGACGGAATGCATCCGAACAGACGATATCGACGTAGCCAATCTCCTGGCCTGTTGGGTAATAATACTTGTAAGTATCAACATACCCTGAAAATAGAAACTCTTGAGCCGTAGCAGTAGTGGCTGCTACGCGAATCTTACGGAGTGGAGTCAGATAGCCGTAATAAGGACTTGACGTATTCTGAGGGTTAAAATACGAATTAGGGTCTAGGACTCTAACTGTGCAGTTGCCAGCCTCATAGGTATCTCGCATGATGTTACGGCCACGGCTGATCTTGATCGATCGAGTGACTGAACTGAGATCAACAACTGGTTCTGGGACTGCACTAGCAGCGAATTGAGATGTACCTATAATGCCGTTTTTAGCATCGCCAATAATAAAGCCATTAAAGCCGAAAGTAGCGCCTTGGCTAAAATCGAACGATACCGAAATATTGGCAGGAAGACTCATAGTGCTATAGCGCCCTTAGCGCCGAAGCGGTTGGTTTGGGCAAACGTGCCAGATAGTGAATCATTTACCTGCTTCTGCGTGATTGCTCCCGTGACTACATCTCCGTCTAGGTAAACCTCAACATTGATTGCCGCTTGGTTAGCGCCTTGGAATGAATTAACTGCTGCCATCAATTCCATTTGAGCATCTGAGAACGTTGATGATGGAGCCACCGGCGCAGCTTGTAATTGGGCTACGGATACTCCAAGGGATGAAGCCGTGTAATTGAGTAGGTCTGTCGGTAGTGTCCAGTTACGGTAAGGATTAGGCGCTTCTGGTGTTGTCAATAGTAATTGACGAAGTTGATTTTGGCGCTCAGTCGCCGCTTGTAACTGATCAGATAACTGCGTAGCCAGCGATGCATTGCCTTCAAGGATCGACTTCTGTAGCAATAGCGACAGGCGATCGGTCTCGCTAATCTGACCTTTAAGAGCTGCCTCAATGCCAATGGCTTCAAGGTTAAGAGTCTTTGATGCCTTGGTCAAAGTTAGTTGTTTCTTCTGTGCATCAAGATTTTTCTTCTGTACCGATAGCAATTCCTTGGCACGTCTCATAGCATCAGACTCAACTTTTTTGCGCTGGGCTTCCTGCTTCTGTAAAGTGCTTATGCCTAAAACATTGGTACTTGTTAAAGGTTGAGCGTTACGGGCTGGGTCAAAGATAGCCTTAAAACGTGGATCATCGCTGCCTGTAGCCGATGGCAATAACTTGATGACCTGAATAAAACGGGAGACCGAACCGATCGCATTAGAGATACGCTGAGCAATTGAATCAATTTTATTGACGAAATCAGTGACATCCTTGGAATCTGAGACAGTAATTAAAGCATCGATTAAACCCTTACCGATAGTCTCGCTTGCTTCGCTTGTTGCGACAGTGAGCAAAGACATCTGGCCTGCATAAGTCTGCAACTGAGCGGCATTGGCTCCGCCAAATAAAGTATTGAGGCGAGCCTGAACATCTACATAACTTGAAGTAGTTAATTCTGCTTGAGTTAAACCTAGGTTATATTTTCTTAAACCGCGTGTGTTACCTGTGTAGGCTCGTCCAATATCGGTTGCGACGGTAGCAACATCGATGCCAGTGGCCGCTGCAACATCAAGAGCTTGATTAAGAATCTTCTGAGATTCTGTGACTGAGCCCGTAATCTGCAATAGCGCCTGCATCGATGGACGAAGCTGAGAATCGGTGACGCCAGATAATCGAGATAACTTCTGAATATAATCTTCAATGGCTGGAGCCTCGAAAGCCAGTCCTAGATTCTTGACTGCAATTGCAAGGCGAGTAGCCTCGCGCTGATCCTCAATAAATGCGCTTGCTGCGTTCTTAGTAAACTTAAGAAGTTGCTGGGCTCCAAATACGGCTGCAAGGCTTTTGCCTAACTTCTTAACGTTGTTGTCTAGTGCGCTGACACTCTTGCTCGTGTCGCTAAATGCCTTCTTGCCTTTATTCTCGACGACAATCGGAATCCGTAGTTCAGCCATTGTTGTTGCCTTTCGCGTTAAACTTTGCGGCGGCCTTTTCTAGGGCTCGGATCACTCCGACCTTGGCCTTACCTTGATCCTGATCGTAAGCCTTAAACATTGCACGGCCTTGCATCTTGTTGCGACCTGCAAATGTGCCCTGAAATCTTGGTGAGAAATTGCCAGTCATTCCAGACTTGCGTCCGGCGGTTTCAACGATCGCACCTGCTGCAGTCTTGTTATGAATCGATACTGATTGTACCCATCCCTGGCGATTAGGCTTAGTAGGCGTGAGCTTGTATCCAATTCCTCGACGAGCCTCAGCCGCGTCATACATTGGAAACTTTGCAGTCTTTACTTCATGCTTTACGAATCCAGATGGAGCCTCTGCGTTAGATGGAAGAAATCCTCTAGCCTTTTTTACAACTGGCTTAAGAAATCCGACCATCTCATCACGAGTCTCTTTGTCCAGATCAGGCGAGAATTGCTTAAGAGCCTTGCGAAGCGCACTAGCGCCTTTTAGCTCTGTAGGCATCTGCCTGCTCCTTTGCTCTATCCTTCAGCGCCTTGAGTAGCATCTGAAGCATCGATGAATCTAGATCGATTAAAGATTGTGGAGGGATAGCCGTCTCAATGCTCAAACGAGCGATGAGATAGTGGATGCTATCCCTGCCTAGGCCAAAGGGTCAGACTCAGCAACCTCTACACTCTTGAGAGTTTCGAGAAAGTCTGCGCCGAATGGCTTGACTGTGACTCCACTTAGTCGAAGGCCTTCCCATGCAAGCCAATAGACATCTGATTGCTTTTCATCATCGCGGAACGCTTTGTGAAATCCCTTTTTAGCATATAGCTCGAACGCGTACTCCAATCGAGGAGTGATCTCGATCTCGGTAACAGTGTTATCTGCCATCGTGACTATTAACTTTGCCATGCTATGCCCCTTTGTTTAGTTTCTTAGAATGTGCCTGTTGTGGCAACTGCTACTGTACCAGAGACGTTGAATGTCAATGATTGAGTACCGAGATCGCCGACTGCGCCGTTGATGTCAGTTGTGCCGTTGATCAAGCAAGTCATTGTGTAAAGAGGGTTGGTTGCAGAAACTGCGGTTCCCTTTTCCTGAAGTAGAACAACTGTGACGTTGGTTCCCCATGCAGCCTGGAGGGTTGCAAGGACGTTCGCTGATGCAGTGTCGTTGAGGAAGTCGATTGTGACAGATGATGCCTCAAGGCCTTTAACAAACTTGTGTCCGCCGTCGCCCATTGCAGTTACTTCAAGCTCATCGAATGATCGGTTAAGTGTTACTGCGGTAACGTGGTCTGAAAGATCGACAGAGTTAACCTTCACGCCGACCTTGTTGTTTAGAAATACAGCCATTTAGGTTATTCCTCGTCTTTCTTAGTAGATGGTTTTGGTGCTGATGGTGCTACCTGCCCGATCTTGATCAGGAAGGCTTCTTGCTCTTTTTCCCACTCGGACATTTTAGCTCCAACTCGTTAGGACTGAGATATTGATATTACATGTTAGTAGATCACCAGACGCGGCATTGAGTACGGCTGGAGCCGATACTTCTGTCACGTTGTAGGTGTAGGCAGATGCAGCGAGCAGGTTAAAAACCCGGACGATGTTATCTTCCATCCCGTTAAGGTTGCCTTCATTGTCGAGCAAGGGAACCATGACGGAAATTACGAAATTGGCCATAGGCGAGATAGTTGAATGCCAGCCATTAGATGGTGAGATGTAAGGGTCAGCAGGTGCGACTATGACGCTATTGGCAATAGGTGTTGCAGGTGGAAATGAGAAAACTGAATATTTTGTGTTATCAGTAAGAGCTGCGGCGATTCCTGCGCGTAGGGTTGATATGGCGGCCATTAGCCCACCATCGATCTCGGATCAAGATAAGGTGCAAGTAATCCACGAACACGCGCTAGAAGGGTATTGCCCATGCGGTAAGGAGAAGGCTGGTAGCCATCGATAGTGACTCCGCCTGAAGATGGAGCCTGACGGCTTTGCCAAATGTCGATCGAGATCATAAGAGCGGCTTCTTGGATTGCCGGGACTGTTGCTGGATCAAGTGCAGTTCCAGCGTTTACTGAGCCATAAGGGTTTAAGTAATGCTTAGGCTGGACTACGCCATTATTGATGTTGTAACCGATCGTGTGATCGCCTACTTCTGTAAGTGTTTTGCTGCCGTTGAGATGTGACTCATTGTTACTTACAACAACTGTCTGCCCAACATAAAAATGTTCTTTAATGTTCTCTGCGAAATAGAGTTTTGCGGTAGTCGCAGTTGATTCATGTGCGATGTTGAAGAATGTGTTATTCCAGATGAAAGGTAGCAAGACATTATCTGCGGCATCGCAGACTTGCTGCAAGACTGCATCAGTATAGAGAGTGCCAACGCCGAGGGCGGTGCGAAGCTCTGCAACTGTTGTGAGTGCCATGCTAATCCTTTCTAAAGACTGGCGGCGGAGAAGGGCACTCCGCCGCCAGCGACTTAGGGTTGGCTTACGCCTTGTTGTTCTTGAATGCGCCTGCTGCGACCTTTGTAGCGATTGCGCCAAAGCCGTAGTAGCCGATTGTTACCTGTCCTGCTGCAGTTGATTCTGCGCGTAGGCGGTAGGTTGGTGACTCGTACCATGTGTACGCATCTGGGTTAACAATGAGGATTGTTCCATCGCCATCGCCAGCGTTAGTTGGATCAACGTAAAGGTTGAGTCCAGCAACGTTGCCTGTGAGTGAAGTTGGAGCAACTGCTCCGCCTGCGTTCATTGGTTGTGAAGCGGTGTAGATTGGACGGCCTGCATCGTTAAGTGACATGATGTTAGACCATTGTCCTGTTGATACGACCATATTGCGAGCAAATGGATTTGGGAGACCTGCAGTTGCACCATATACAGATGCTGAACCGCGAGCGACAATTCCAAGGAGTTCTGCTGCAGTTGGGTATGTGACTGTTGTTGTCGCATCTGCAGTTGCACCTGAAATAAGTGCAGCGTTTACTGCTGCGTTAGTTGTCTTTGCATAAGCTGCTGCCATGTTGCGGACAAGCTCATCAAAGAATGCTGGAGATGTACGATCGAGCAACTCGACAGAGAATGTCTGCTGACCAGCGTATTTCTTGACTGATACTGACAAGAATGCTGCGTTCTGATCTTGCTCTGTGAATGCTGCATCTTCTGCAACTTCACCGACTGTTGGCATCTGTGTGATCTTTGGAATCTCGAATGTCATACCGGCATCTGGAAGCACTCCGCGTGAGATTGCATCGATTGATGGACGGATAGTTGTTCCGAGTGGGTTGATGATTTCTGACAACTGACGTGTTGGTACGAGACCAGCGTTGTCTGTTGTGTTGTCTGCTGCTGCGATGTACTGACGAGCTGCATCATCTCCGAGCGCTGCACGGATTGTGTTCTCTGCGTACTTTGCTGCAGTTACTTCAATGCGTGGCTTTGTGTAAGCCATTGCTGTTACAGCAGGGCGAGCAGCTTCAACTGCGGCAGCCTCAACTGTAGGTGTTGCTTCGACTGCTGAAGTGGTGTCTTCCACGGTGGCTGTCTCGCTTTCTGTTGGTAGGGTTTCTTCAACGGCTTCATCTTCAGATGCCGC